GAAATAGAAGCCTACGGCACACAATACTTTTTTATAAAACAACACATGCACGGTAAACTTCTCGAGTGGGGCAAAGAAAAGATGGCGCAAGCTCTTTCGGGTGAACAATATGGTAATCTAATCTCTTTTCAAGAAGCAGAATCAAAAATACGCAATTTTGCTAAAAATCTATGAACGACTACGACACGATAAGCGAGTACGTGCGCCAAGCAGAAGGTGACTATGTCAACGGCTCCACCCAAATCTCGGAGCATGTCATCTTTAGCATGTACGACACGCTCAACCGTATTGATGCTTACCTCAACTCAAAACATATTTCAGGAGAAAAAGACGCGCTAGGGAGAGATAAGCCTTTTTATAACATCTGTACCGCCGCGGTAAATATCTGGGAGAGGGCAACCGACATTGACCGCAAAGATATCAAAATCCGTGCAACCGATACAAAGTCTTGGATAAACTCATTTTTAGGAACTGTAGTACTTCAAGACTGGATGCGCCGGGAATACTTCGGTACGTTTCTCAATAAGTGGGGACGTGCTCTTGCTCGTTATGGCTCTGTGCCAGTTAAATTCGTTCGGAATAGTTCAGGTCTCCACATTTCAGTCATTCCTTGGAATAGAATAATCTGTGACGTTGTAGACTTCGCAGGTAATCCAAAAATAGAAATAATCGAACTGACAGAAGCACAATTACGAGAGCGGATTGAAACACACAGCTACGACGAAGAGCAAGTTAAATCCCTTATCGGCGCATTCAAATCCCGTGAGACAATCGGAGGTGACAGAAAAGATAACCGAAGCCACTATATCAAGCTCTATGAGGTTCATGGAGTATTCCCGCTTTCGTTCGTGACAGATAAAGACGGTGACGAAAATATTTACGCCCAACAAATGCACGTAGTCTCATATGTCGCAGGGAAAAATAATCAAAACAGAGATTTTACACTCGTTTCAGGCCGTGAGAAAGAAGACCCGTACATGATAACGCACCTCATGGAGGAACCTGATCGAACGCTTTCGATCGGTGCTGTGGAACATCTTTTTGAGGCGCAATGGATGCAGAATCATTCAGTTAAGCAAATGAAAGACCATCTTGACCTCGCATTGAAACTTCTATTTCAAACGTCAGACCCTAAATTCCTCGGTAGAAATGCGGTGGATTCAATAGAAAGTGGAGATATTCTCATTCATGCGGTAAATCAGCCAATAACGCAACTCAACAACCAATCCCATGACCTCGTAAGCGCCCAAAATTACGCAGTAATGTGGAAAAACTTGGGAAATGAGATAGTAGGCACATCGGAGGCAATGCTTGGTGCTACGCCTAAATCTGGGACAGCTTGGAGGCAAACAGAAGCACTGCTCCAAGAGAATTACAACCTTTTTGAAAAAATGACAGAAAACAAAGGCCTCCACATCGAAGAAATGATGCGGAAGTGGATAATTCCGTACCTCAAAACTAAACTGGACACTTCCGAGGAAGTTTCAGCAATTCTCGAAAGCCACGACATCAACCGTATTGACCGCCGTTACATCCGCAATGAATTAGTAAGGAAGATGAACAAGTTTAAAATTGACAAGCTGCTGAAAGGTGAGATTCCAAGCGAGGAAGAAGTAGCGCAGGAGTCAATGGACACAGAAACGAACTTACGCAACGGTCTCTCGGAATTAGGCAATCAACGATTCTTCAAGCCTTCAGAGATAAGCGATAAGACATGGAAAGAGCAGTTGAAAGATTTGGAATGGGACGTAGAGATAGATGTTACGGGAGAAGCTAAGAACGTGCAGGAAGCCATGGCAACACTAAGTACAGCACTCCAAATGATGATGAACCCCGTATTTGCACAGAACGAACAAGCGCAATTAGTAGTTAGTAAGATTCTCGAATTGAGCGGGGCAATGAGTCCTGTGGAGCTCCAGTCAATGCCCTCACCAATTCAACAGAATCAATTACAGCAACCGTTACAAACTAATCAAATAAACAATGGAACAGGACAAGTCAGTTAATGAAAAAGACGTAGAAGTATTGCAAAAATATTTTAAGGACAATGAGCGTCTTTTAAGGACAATGCGCCGTGTCTTTTATGGCCTATCTCTTACAGAAGAACAAAAAAAGACAATCAGAGAGGCATTCGCGGATGAACGGCTATTTTTAGCTATCCGCCGTAAGTTCCTTCCGGAACTTGACCTTGAGATTGATGATGTTGAGATTGGGAAAGTACAAGACTTGTGGTTAGGTGTAGAGCAGAATATTTTTGGTCATGGCGTTGATGCCATCAATCAGACAGTGAGTTACAAATTCGAGAATATCGAAATGGTCAAGAAAGCACTCACCTTACTCAAGGAACCAGATTCAACTACACCAGTTGATATTTCATACGATCCTAACTTAATTGCAAACGACCCACTCCAAATTAAATTACTTGCAAGGAATATGTACATCCGTCACGTTGAGACACAGTTGCTCTCTATTTGGGTTATCGCAGGGGAAGAATCGAAATCGCCGGAAGATATTAAAAAAATGCTAGCGGAAAACAGTACAAAATAAAAAGTACTGTGATATAATATTTATTAACCGAGTAACCATCTCATAAAATGGACGAAACTATTACAGAGGGACAGGAACCTCATACAACTCCTGAAGGCGAGTCTGAGCCATCTACAGACACACAATTGTCAGATGAGGAAATTGCGGATTTGAGAAAGAAAGCCGCAGCAAGTTCTCAAAACTTTGAACGCCTAAAAAAGGCTGAAGAAGAACTTAAAAAACTCAAAGGACAACAAACTGAGAAAAAAGAATCTACGCAAACAGATTCAAGCCTTTCTCCCAAAGACCTATACGCACTCAATCGAGCCAACGTAGACCTAGAAGATATTGACGAGGTTGAAAAAGCCGCAAAGATACTAGGCAAATCAATCCCCGAAGCATTGGAAGACGATATGGTTAAATCCCTTCTTCAAAGAAGAGGTGAGGAAAGGAAAACCGCAGAGGCTTCAAATGTAAGAGGGGGCAAGCCAAGTACTAAAAAGGCTTCACCTCAAGAGATTCTCAAGCGTGCTGAATCAGGAAACATACCTGAAGCAGGCACACCAGAAGCAGAGGAGCTATTTTGGGCGAGACGGGGCGGTAGGCGCGAATAATCATCGGGGTTAGAAGTTAATTAAAATTACTTTGAATACCCAATCAACCTACGGCGAGCGAGACCGATATTTCCAGTCACAGTACGAAATCGTCTTGCGAAACGCCCTTGTCACAGAAAAGATTTGTGACGTGGATCGTCGCGATCTAAAGCGCATCCAAAATCCTTACGGTTCACAGCCAACCGCAACGATTCAAGCAGTGGCTGGAACCTATACCGTTACAGCATGGACTATCACCGACGACGCTCTCACGGTAACAGACGAAGTTATCTACGCCGAGCATGTATTTGCTCACGAGGAATACTTTGCTTCTTTGCCTTTGGCGCAGTCACGAATTGATAACATGATGTACGCGGTTGCGTTCGGAATTGACAAGTTCGTTCTGAACAACCTCTGTGAAGACGCTACCGGAACTTATACAACTCCAGCGGGCGGATTCACAACCTCAGCAAACGTAAATACAATCATGGCAAACCTGCTCTCAAAGGTAGCAGGTTACGAAGATGCCTACCGTGGCACTTTCCTTGTCGCTGAAAACACAGACCTTGTTGGATTCATGGTTGCAGGTGCAACTAACGGCTTCAACTTCGCTGACGCAATGCTCCGCAATGGGCTCGTGACTCAGTGGATGGGCTGTGATATTTACGTTGTCCGAACCGGGACTTTCGTCTCAGCAACCCTCGGAACTACAAGCGTGACCAACAGCGGCAACCGTGTATTCGGCGTGAAAGGAGTTGCAACCTACGCATCCCCTCGTGGTATGCAGTTCGAGGAAAAGCCAGTTACGCTCAAGACAGGGCGCGAAATCGTTGTCTTTGGCCTCATTGGGTTCAAGCTCTGGACGCAAAAGGCAGGTTTAGTAGTTGATATTACGCTAGCCTAGATTATTAACTAAAAGACCCTTACGGGGGTCTTGAGGGGTTCATACCCGATGGTGAACCTCTCAAAGCCCCTGTAAGGAATTACATATGCCAAAAACAAAAGAAAAAGAAAAAGAATCTGCACCTGTTGTGGAAGAAAAGCCAAAGGAAGAAACCAAGAAAGAAGAATTTGAT